TCCACGCACACGACCACTGGCACGATCTATTCCTTCTACTTCATCTGCGTGATCTACTTCACCTTCACTACCGCTGTGTCGGGTCACACTGTCTCCACGAGTCCGTAGAATTAGATTTTTGTAGTAATCAGACTTATCTTTGATGTGTTCAACTTGATCGGGAGCATACTCTTCCGCAAGTAGAATGAGGCGACCGTAGAATGCCATAACTTCAAATCTCTTTTTTGACTGCGTTCCCATCATCATACCGAGATTCCGTTTGGCTTCATCGTAGGCTTCTTTGACCTTTCGTCCAAACTCACTCTTCCAGTCTAATGCGACTTCTTTTATCATCTTGTTAAGAATCTTCGTCATACCCCTTCCACCACGAAGACGACCACTGCCTCGTGGCTTTATTTTAACCTTGCGTTTTGAGACTGGAGGATGATGATACGGAACGGGAAACCAATCCCTCTCTAATTTTGCTTGGTCTTGGGGTAGAGGATAACCCTCTTTAATAGTAGATACTTTGACTGCCTTGAACCGTCCTCCGCTGGGAACATATAAAACAATATCTCCATCTTCAAACTCTTCGTGTGAAATAGGATCAATATCTCCTTCTTCAATTTCTAGCAGTGGATCCTTCGTTAAACGAACTGATGCCGTCCAGTGATCATCATCATCACTATCATCGTATTCACTTCCGAATGGAGATGGTGGACGACTATCAATCATTCCTTCTTGATGACGCAAATGATCCATTCCACCACGCAGATCAGTATCGTGCTTGGGGTTTCCGTCAATAAACGAATACACACGAGCCATCGCCCACTGTTCCTTGCTTAACTTCTGCGACATCGGAGCATCTACACCTTTCTTGTAGGTTCCCTTCATACGCACAGACGAAGGGTTGGTAGTGTAAGCACCAATGCCACGATTATACACTTCTTGTAGAGTTTTGCGGGGAATACGACTTGCCTTTGCGAGTTCAGTGAGAGAATGCCCTTCGTCTTTGAGACCGAGTTTCTTGAGGACATTTTTAAGATGCGTTCCACCAATAAAGTTGTCTAGAGCGTGAGCATCCAGCGTATCCATTCCTTTCGTGACGAGCCCGACATATGGAATGAAGTAGGAGGCTACATTTGCGATCCTACGACCAATACTCTGTTGCTTCTGCTTCTTGGGACGGATCTCTACATTCTTGGCAGAGCGACCCATAATCGCAAGGAGCGGATCACCGTCTTGGTAGATACGGCGATTATTGAGATCCTTTTGGGCATCACCGAGTTGAATGGCTGGATTGTAAGACACACCTTGCTGGATCAGACCCTTCTTCAAGAACATATCCAAGATACTGCCTCCAAGACTATGGGCTACGCCATACACATCAATATCATCGGCATACCGAAGACGGGACATAAACGACTTGAAATCAGCAAGGTCTTTCTTCCAACGAGGAGTATCTTCTAGTTTGCCAATAGCCAGTTGAGTATCCGCCCATATATCTTGCTTGTCGCTCGTATTGGTTCCACGAATGCCTACCACGACCGTATCAATGAACCGTTGGTCTTCGGGATCGGGCAGAACATAAAACTTGAGGGTGGGCGTATAACTGCGAAGTTTGAACGGACCGATCTGTTGAGGAGGAGAAGTAGAATAGGATGCCTTTGCGATCTGCTGGAGAACCGAAAGTTCGGGTAAGGGACCACCACCCTCCATCTTCTTTTCAATCGCCTTCTCCTCCTTCGCATTCGGCACAATCGCTTCCTCCTCACGACGCATCGCAGAATACAGTGCCTTCATTTGAGCCTCTGCCCGTGCCTTTGGGAGTGGATCCTTGCTATGATGTTTGCCATCGGGACCGATCACCCAATATAGATCCTTCTTGGGTGCCTTCCTAATGCGGAAAGGCATACTGCTTTATTATACTATTCCTCGTTTTTATTGCGTCGTCCAGCGACTTATGGTATGAATAATGTTTGATAGCGTCGGTGCTAATGATTACAACATAATCAGTTCCCTTCTTACAGTCTTCTACTTTTCTGATGTGATGTTCTCCACTTGTGCTATTGGGTCTTGCTTTCAGTTCTATTGCTCGGTTGATACCATTCACCGACCTTGAAACCCAGCGTAGATTAGATGCGTGGTTATTCATTCGGTTGCGGTCAATATGATCTACAACACAATCATCCGTAGGCGAAGGCAAGAATGCTTCGGCGACGAGACGGTGTATGTAGAACTTTTTGGACTTTGAGTTTCCCATCCGCAGACCAAGATAGTCGCCACAGAGATAAGGTTTGAGAAGACGATTGAACTTCTTGTTGCGGACTTGACCTTCTACCGACACCTCATAGTTTTCGTTGATGGAATACCACATTGCTTACCTTACTTACTCTTGGGGCATTTAAGTTCGTTTTGAGAGAAGCAAAACGGATGTTTGGGAGTTAAAGAAATCTAACCTATCAATAAACAATGCCATTCAAGGAGGCTGGGTCATACAAGAAGTATTATGAGGAGCACAAGGACGAACTGAAAGCAAAGATGCGTCAGCGTGATGCGGAGCGGAGACAGAAGGTCAAGGAGCAGATCGCAGAGGACCCCGCAGTCCTAGAACAAGAGCGTGAGCGTATGAGGGCAAAGTATCACACCAACATCAACAATAAGGTGAAGCGGATTCTCACCGAGATGTCGCAGTCGCCGAATATCGCCGAGCCCGTCAAGACAATTTGTCGCAACTTCTTGGAGAACAATACTTTTGCGGGACTCACGGTCAAGTGGTGTGAAGATCTCAAAAAGGTGTCGTGGGTAGAGAATAAAGATGCCACGAGGGAAGAAGAAGACTTCCGAGCCCGTCACGGACTTGAAGACGGAACCGCCGAAGGAGATAGCGGAACAGAAGAAGGCGAAGGTGAAGTTGCCGAAATGGAAGGACGAGCCTCCGAAGTATGAGGCGTCGTTCGGCAAGTTTCTTGTGAAGTTTGATTAATAAAGGATGAACGGATACACGACAGCCATCAACTACCAGCCCGAGATCCTCACGAAAATTAATTTTTTGATTGCGGAGGTCAAGCGGATACGGGAGGAACTAGAAGCGATTAAGATCAACCTTATTTTTCCTCATCCGCCTCCGCCTCCGCCATTCACTCCTCTTGTTCGCCACGAATCGTATGCGATGTGTTGTGATTCACCAATGTGTCCTTCCAACCAGCACGGATGCTGATGCGTCTGCGGACAAGATTTTTTTACTGGCGGTAAAATAAAGATGCCGATGGGAAATTACCGCATTGACTATGTTCTAGTTCGTGAGATGGCGAAGGCGTTCAGCGAGGAGACTTTTGATTGCGTGAAGGCGGAGGGTCTAGTCAACACGAGCGTCGGTCCGACCCAAGATGCTCACCGTCTCATCCTCAACGACCATCTATGGCGACTCCAAGACAAGATCGGCAAACTGTGGCTGTATGTCTCGGGGTCCGAAGAGTTTGAGCCTATCATTCAGAATCAGATGAACCGTGAGAAGGACGAGATGGAACGCAAGGCACTGGCGGAGAAGGAGGAGGCGAAGAAGAATGAGGTTGAAACTATTGTTGTTCCAACTATAAATGAGTGATGCTCCAGCCCCTACGCCTCAACAGTCGGCGGTGGATGAACTCATCGCACTGCTGATTGCTCGGTTGAAGAAGACGCTGGAGGATGAGGTTAAAGTTGTAGAAGAGAAGGTGGTTGAGAAGGTGAAGGAGGTTGAAGTTGTAGCAGTTAAGCGGTGCTGTCCTCTATCGTGGGGACGGTGGCTACTTGCGTGGATTCCCCGCTTCCCTTCATATACTTCCTCTGCTCCTCCACCGAGTGCCCCATAGCGTTGGCATCCTTCTCCATCTCCTTGATATCATACTTCGTGGAGAGGAAGATGTGGCGTAGCATTGAACTGCCTACCTTCTTCCCGAAGATCTTGTTGAGGACACGGGTGATCGCATTCACCGCAGTGATGGGCGTTCCGTCGTGCGAGACTAGAAACTTGAAGGTGGCGTTCTTCTTGAGCGGATGAAACTTGAGATACTCGGAGATCACATTAGAGAGTGTCTCGGGGACCTCCAGCGTTTGCTGTCCATACTTTTTGGAAGTCTTGAACTTATTAAAGATGAACGAAGTAGGTTTGGATTTGGTGAGGACAACATAGTTGTGCTCGGTTTCGGTGGGCTGTTTCTTGGCGACAAACATATCAAGATAATCTTGGTTTCTGCGGGGTTGTGTCTCGGTATAAAGCGAAACGATAAGATAATGGAGGAGAGACTCATACTGCTGACTGGTTATACTCTTATTGGACTTAAACTCGGCTACCTTCTCACGAAGATCGGCGACCTTCTTTTGGACCTCGTCCCAAGTAATCCAGTTGTCCGTCTGCTTCTGCGTCTTGTCGCTAGTCTCTGCCTTCTTCGCCTCCTCACTCTTGCCCATCATAAGATCGTAGTAGTGCTGGTAGATCTTCTTGTATGTTGGCTTGTCCTTGAAGAGGGAGAGCACACTGACGATGGAAGCATAGATGGTCTTGATAGTAGATTCAGCATACTTGCTGACGAGGTCAGCGATAGCAGAAGTGTTCTTGAGGAAGGTTAGGTTCTTGTAAGGTTGCTTCCCGTTGAGGAGATACATCGCACGGATGTAGGCGGTCGCCGTGCTCTCTGCCACCTTCTTCTCCTCACGCAGTTTCTTGGCTAGGTCTAGCATAAACTCATTCACACGCATAGCCGACATTTTTATTATTACACCACACTTGTTTATTTTCCCTATAACGAAGCGTAAAGAACTTCGGGGCGAATTAGTCGCAGATGTTTGGGGTTTTTTGTCCTATGACGGTTGATACGGGAAGCAAGGACCCAGTCCTCACAGACATCGCAGTAAGAATAAGCCCAGCACCTCTTACCTCCGCTCTTGCCGACCATCCATTTGATTTCAATGAGTTCCATTGCTCTGATAGTGGAACAATGTTTAACCCGCAGTTCTTTACGGAACCGTAGCGAACTGGGGGTGTCGTCCAATGGTTAAGACGGAGGACTTTGAATCCTTAAATCGTGGTCCGAATCCACGCATCCCCTTCTCACCCTAATAATAAACAATGATCCGTTGCGTCCAATACCTCTCCATCATCGGCACAGATCTACAAGTCGCTATCAACACAAAGAATAAAGTGGCTACCCGTCGCCTATTCTTTGAGTTATTTCGTATAGTTCGCCCACATCTGTGGTAAAAATCGCAACTATATGGATTTTCACGGTATAAAAATATATTTTTATACCATTATTTTTCTACATCTTGGTCTTTTTTCCCGACTTACATCCAAATGGATGCGTGGTTGTGCCGAAATAGGCTTCATTTTGCCGAATATGAGGCAAAGCAGTATAAATTACACATCAAAGAACTTGAAATGCGGGAAAGAAAGCGTAAGTTGGCTTATTTACATTTTCACATCAGCCGAGCCTCCATCTTGCGACGACCACCGCTGGATGAACCGCCCGACATACCACCGCTCATACCACCGCTCATCGCACCACCGCTTTGAGCACCGCCCAAACCGAGTTTGCCCTTGACGAATGCCGTGCCGTGATGGAGGAGTTCCTCACCAGCGTGTTTTCCAACCGTCTTGAGCAGTTCTAGTGCGGGACCCTTGACCTTTGATAGAATGGTGCCGAGCGATGACATCAGACCACCGCTACCGACATAGCGTTGGAGTTCTTGGCGAGTCGCCGTCGGGGCAAGGGGAGCACCGATAATGTCTTGCTCGGATAGGACACCCTTGATGATACGGCTGGAGCCACGAATGGACTCAAAGAAACCGCTGTTCGCCGTGATGACATACAGCACGGGGTTGACATCAACATCGGAAGAGTTGTAATACTGGATATTCATCTGTAGCGTGAAGTTGCCGACCAGCGAAGGGGCTTGACCCGTCTGTAGCGTAATGTCTTGGCTGGGCTTGAGCACGAGCACGGAGCCGACCAGCGAAGTGACGCTCTGCCCAGCGGGAGCAGACGGAGGGTTGCCACCAGCAACGAGACCGCCGAATGAGGCGTTCGTGGGAGCATTATTGACGGCGTTCTGACCAGCAAACCCAAAACCGCTCCAAGAGAGCCAATCTTGATCTAGACCGTTGTGGACGGACATACCATAGAGTTCCTCCGCCGTGTGAGACGAGAGCAGACCCGAGAAGTTATCAAAGTTGACGGATAGAGGGTTAGAGATGCCACCCCAAGCACGAGATGCTAGAGGCATATAGGAATCAGCAAAGTTCGTGCCAGTCAGTGCGGGGTTCTTCGCATAGATGATGAGCAGATCGGGGATTTGCGGTAGCGTGATCGTCTGCGATTGGATGGTTCCCGCAGACTTGGCACGGATAGGCTGTGCTTGAGTAATGTAGCGAGGAAACTCCATATACGGGACGACGGACTTGGGCGGTAGCGGGACATCAAGAGACGGCGTGAGGAACTGAACATTGAGCAGAGAGCGACCGAACGGCGTGGACTGGAACGAGGTGCCATAGAGCGTCGCACCCGTAGAAGAACTGGCTGTCGTATTACCCCAACGCATACCCGAGTAGCGGACGACACGGGCTGGTGACTGTAAGTTCATAATCAGTTGAATGTTGTTGATGCCGAACAGACCCGTGTCCCACTCGTGGACATCCGAGAAGGTGAAAGGTGAGAGCACAATCTTCTCCGTGCTCGTGAAGGAATAGTAGAGTTGGTAAGGACCAACGATGGGGACCGACGGGGTTCCGCTCAAACCAGCAAGGCAAGGCAGACCGTTGACGATCTTGTAGACGCCCGTTCCCGTAGCGGGTTGGGTAGCCGTCGCCGTGCCGTTGCCGAGAACATACTGACCTTCGGGGACTGGTGTGCCATTCACATCCGTGAATACGATCTGACCGAAGGCACCGTTCTGAACGCCATCGTAGTCCATCGCCGTGCCGTAGCCACCGAGAGGAGAGTTGGGCAGACCGTAGGCATCATCATAGCACTGATACTTATCCAGCATCGTCGGGCAATTACGCTGGAGACGATTCTTCTTGTAGTCTGTTAGGCGGAGAACCTCCTTGAGCACATCTTGGGAGTTAATGACGCTCGTGGTGTCGTTGATCGTCGCCGTGAGCGTAGAGCACAGAGAGTTGAGCGGGAAAGCACAGAGGGCGAAATCAACAGCGGGGATTACCAGCGGGGTGCCGACGGGAATTTCGTCAACCACAATGTCTTCCGTGATCGCCAGTGTGGAAGTGAGGTAAGCCGTAGAAGTCCACTCTACACCACGATCTACGAACACATTCTCGCTGGGGACATAGATGTTGTAAGTGTGCTGGGACGAAGTCGCCGAGATGGCGTTGAACGGAGCGTTCGTTAGGGAGAGAGCACCCTTCTCAACGGCATAACGAGGGCGAGACTGGACAATACGGGAATCAAAAACCGCCATCTTCTCAATGTCGGCACTCATCTTGTTTATGTTCTATCTACAGAAAGTTTTGAAGCGGATCCATTCAAGTATCGTCCGCCTTCGTGAGGAGTCCCTTCTTCTTGAACATCAACTTGAAGGATACGCTGGAAAGGTTCGTCATTGCGATCGGGTAGAGTTGGTTATTGAGACGGTTCTTCCAAAAGACTTGGACATCCACACCCGATAGAGGCTGGTGAGATGAGAGGAAGTCGGATAGACGATACTCGGCAGATGGCACATAGTAGATGAAGGACTTGTAAGCCCCAGCACCACCTTGAGCCAAGTCTAGAGCGATGTCTGTGATGATGCGGGTGAAGGCAGACTGGGCGGTAGGCTGGGAGTTGCCGATGTTGTTCTGTCCCAGTGTGACTGGCGAGGCAGTAGACTCGGGCTTGATCGGCATTAGGGCAGTGGTGAAGACGATGGTGGAGATGGGGGACCACAGCGTGTCGGTTGACTTCTGCTCTTGGGTCGTGTTCCAGTAGATCTTCTGTAAGTTGAGTTGGGATGGGGTCGGGGTGCTGGGTCCGTTGGGAACATAAGTGCTGTAAGGTGCTAGGGCATAGTTTAGAACATTCTTGAACCCATCGTTCGGGACGATGATCTCGTAGGTGTATCCCAGCGGGACCACGAAGGGACCCGTTTCCAGCACTCCGTCATAGTAGTTCGCAGAGTTCGTGTAGTTATATACCCAGTTGAACTCGCCTACATTCCAATAGGTGAATGGGAAGTTGGCGAAAAGGTTATACATATTCGTGTTCATAAAGAGTTTGAACGATGGGGGTGTAGAGGGCGACCCTTCACCCGATCCAGCCGTGAAGATAGAGAGACGCTGACCGTATCCATCACTATCAAACAGAATGCTGAACTTTCCATTCTGCCCGTCATACTGGAGTTGAGGAGGAACTGCCGTTAAGTTGAGCCATCCCGAGAGCGTCTGAAACCCCACTGGGAAGTTTGTAAGGTCTCCATACACATTCGCCCAAGTTGTAATGAAGGCATCGTAGGTATCACACATACAGCAAGAAGAAGGTTGAGCAGTCGTATCACGATCATAGGCGAATGTAAGATTTGTGGGGTCAAGAATGGTCTCATTCACGAGATCAATCCAAGTTTGATAGTTGTAGATCCAGTAATAGTCGCTGGAGAGATCTTGCTGGAGACCGAGATCTGTTGTGATTAGGCTCCAAAAGGGTGAAGTCGTAATATCTACTGGCACGAGCGGTGTTGTGATCGTTGTCACCCATTGGTTAGTGGGAGCAAGAGGAGGAGGAAAT